AGAAATCATCGCGCTGGGAGTCGTCATCGGTACGGTCTTCGTCGTATCCAAAGTCGCAGCCTACGTAACGGCTACCATCGCAATCATCAAGACACTGATCACGGCCTACAACGCGCTGAAGGCCTCAGCAATCGTTACAGGCGTCGCTACGGCGTTCGCCTTAAATCCACTTCTCGGAGTCGGTGCGGTTGCCCTAGCTGCTGGAGTCTTAGCTGGTGCGAATGCTTTAGCGAACTCTTCGAATGCTTCGCTCGACTTCGATAACACGGTCGCAAGCGGTGGATCAAATCCGATTCAGAAGGGAACTTACCTCGGAGGCGCTTCTGGCGTTCCAAGCGTAGGCGGTCTGAACTTGGGCGGACTTGGACTTGGTGGAACTGGTGGAGGCGGCGGCGGTGGCACGGGAGGCGGTCTTGCTGCGGTCAGTAAAGGCGGCGCTAACGCGATGGACGTCATTAAAGACCTAACCGACATCTCAGACGCCTTGGGTAAATTAACCAGTGACGTCGAAGGAAATAAGATCTATAAAGCCGACGCTCAGAAGCGACTCGACGCAATCATTAAGTCTTTCGATGAAGTCCAACAACGCGCTGAAATTGTAACTGGAAACATAGTCCAGTCAGATATGTCATTTAACGCCGGCCAATTCCGGATGGGTGAACGCGCGACAATGATTAATTTAACCGTGAACGGCGCGATTGACTCTGAAGGCACGGCTCGGACAATCGTAAACACTCTTAACGACTCTTACTATCGCGGCACATCGGGCGCTGGGGCGCTCGTGGGGGCGTTCGATAAATGACCCTGTGGAATCCAATCTGGAACGTCGAGATTAATGGCGTAGCCGTTACCGATAGCGTTCTGGCCAATCTAAGCCTTACCAGCGGCCGGACGAACATCTACGAACAGGCGCAGGCCGGTTACGTAAATCTGACGCTGATCAACTTAAACCAGACGGCGATTCCGATCACGATTAACGACTCCATAACAGTCGAGCTACAAGACTCCACATCTACCCTAGTCCCTATCTTTGGCGGCACGGTCACAGACCTCACTATCGAAGTCTCTGATGTCGGTGGCGTAGGGTATACGCAGCGGATTACCATCGTCGCACTTGGCGCACTTTCACGACTTCCAAAATACCTAACAAATGGCGTCTTGCCTAAAGAATTCGATGGCGATCAAATCTACGATGTTCTTCAATCCATCTTGTTTAACGCGTGGAATCAAGTACCAGCTTCGCTTCAATGGCAGAACGTAGACCCAGCGACAACGTGGGCTGATGCGTTCAATACTGGCCTCGGTGAAATCGACAGACCCGGCGATTACGAGCTAGCAGCTCGATCCTCTAGCAGGACTGACGCTTACTCTTTGGTCTCGGCTTTGGCCACCTCGGGACTTGGATACATCTATGAGAATCCGTCAGGCCAAATCTGTTATGCCGATAGCACTCACAGAAGCCAATATCTAGCTGCTAATGGGTACGTAGAACTCTCAGCTAATAACGCCCAAGGTTCTGGTCTTTCGATCCAGACCAAAGCTGGCGACGTCCGGAACTCTATTACGCTCAAATACGACGCAACCTCTAGCAGCGAGAAATCGGCCACAGATGCCGCATCCATCGCCTTATACGGTTCACTGGGTCAAATCATCACGACCACCTTACACAACGCGGCAGACGCCCAGACACAGGCTGATTTCTACCTAAGCCTTCGAGCCTATCCGCAAGCTAACTTTAAGAATATTACCTACCAGCTGACCAACCCAGAACTTGATGATGTAGACCGAGACGACCTTCTTAACGTCTTTATGGGTATGCCGGTCTCGATCAGCGATCTTCCGCTCAATATGGTCAGCGGTAACTTCCTCGGCTTCGTAGAAGGCTGGACGTTCCAAGCCGCTTATAACGAAGTGTCCCTCACTATGAACTTGTCGCCAATCTCGTATTCTTTGCAGGCAATGAACTGGCAAAGCGTACCGGTGACAGAACACTGGAACACTATAAATCCGACGCTCGACTGGGCATCGGCGACGATCGTCAGCTAAAGGAGAAATAATGAGTAATCCGACCAGTAACTTTAACTGGCAGATGCCAACGGCGACAGACCTCGTCACGGATCTGCCAGCCGATTTCGAAGTCTTCGGTCAAGCAGTAGATACAACAATGGCCGATTTAAAGGGTGGAACTACCGGACAAATCTTATCTAAGGCCACGAATACAGATATGGACTTCGTCTGGACGTCACCGAGTCCCGGAGACATCACCGGCGTTACAGCTGGTACTGGTATCTCAGGCGGTGGAACTTCCGGCGATGTAACAATTACGAACTCGATGGCAACAGCCATTACAACATCCGGAGACTTGATTCAAGGAACTGGATCAGGAACTTTTGCGCGCTTAGGTGTCGGAACAAATGGTCAAGTGCTAACTTCAAACGGAACTTCTGCCACATGGTCAGCTCCAGCGACATCCGGAGTCACTTGGACGCCAAGAACAAACGGCGGCGGAGAAAACTTTAATGCAGTAGCAACTAACGGATCAACAATATGGGTGGCAGCTGGGGATACTGGTTCTCTTTATTCTTCAACAGATTCCGGTGTGACTTGGACTTCAAGAACATCTGGATTTGGTACAACTCAAATTAACGGATTAGCATTTGGCAACGGAATCTTTGTAGCAGTTGGTAATTCTGGACTTTTAACAACTTCAACTGACGGGATAACTTGGACTGCAAGAACAGCCGGAGTGGCAGCAAATGCTTTGCTTGCCGTTGATTACTTGAACAGCACATTTATTGCATTAGGTGATGGCGCAAATGGTGGAACTGGTGGTATCACAACTTCAACTGACGGGATAACTTGGACAAAACGAACAACGCCGGCTTCCACTACTGGAACTCTATTATCCATCGCATACGGAAATGGTTATTACGTAGCAGTAGGACAATTCTCCACGACTGCCGGCGTATATTCGACAAATCTCTCCACATGGACGGCTTTAGGAGTCTCATTAAGTCAAACAGTCGGATCAGTCTCTTATGTGAACAGCACATTCCTTGCTTTCAGTAACAATTCTTCAGGAGATATGTACGCAATCGGAAATGTTCCGACTGGTGCTTGGACTGGAATCAGTGCAGGTTCTCCGGGAATTGCTCCGACAAATCAATCGATGCACAACTGCGTAAAGACTTACAATTCCAAATTCTACACAACTGGAACAAGTGGCGGTTACGCTGCTATTGCTGGATTAAATGTATTTGGGTTTGCTTATACAGCCGGCGCAAATCGCGGAATTAATGATTACTATAATAATATTCCAGTACCAGTGGCAGCAACCAGCACTAGTTCTTTCACTCGTCCAAGGTGCTTGGCAATTTCAAGCACTGGGGCAATCTGCGTTACCACTCAATACAGTCGTGTATTTATGGGACAACTTTAAGGAGAAATCATGGCACTAAATTATTCAGTAACAGACGACTTCAAAGTCATTATTAAAGACGGCACAAAGAAGATTGACGAAGTAGGCGCGTTCGACTCTGCCGAAGGTGCTGATCTATGGGGCGCGGCAGTCTGCGAGAAATACAATTCTCCAGAATACGCAGACGTTAAATATCCGGATGAGCTTAAAGTCGAGTAACGGCTGGACGGCTTCGTCCGATCAGAACGCAATCGGCATAAAGTCTTATCCGGTCAAGGGGACGACGGTAAAGCTTCGCTGCGCCGAGAAAGTTGCTCCTTTGCTTGTCGGGTTCGCAGAAGAATTCCACGAGCTAATTGAGCCGATTGATCAAGGCGCACTGGATGACTGGGGTTACTGCTTTCGCAACGTCCGAGGGTCTAGGGACAAGCTAAGCAATCACGCCTCTGGGACTGCAATCGACTTAAACGCCTCGCGTCATCCGCTGGGCAAAGTCGGGACGTTCCCTTCGGAGAAAGTACCCATGATCAGGGCGCTGGCCAAGAAGTACGGTCTGCGCTGGGGTGGGGATTACCACGGACGGCCAGATGAGATGCACTTCGAAATTGACCTGAGCGAAGCGAAAGCCGCAGCGCTCATCGGGAGCTTGAAGCAAAAGGAGACACAATGAAACAGACCAAAGCCCTTCTAGCCTCATGGGGGCGTAGCTTCTTAGCTGCTGCCCTTGCCGTCTATCTAACCGACACAGCTAATCCCGATCTCAAGCAGATTGGTTACGCCGGACTTGCTGCGGTTCTCCCAGTGATCATCCGCTATCTCAACCCTAAAGACTCGGCCTTCGGCGTCAAATGAACGATGCGATTACAGCCGTCGGACTCATCGCAGCTTCGACCGTCTCAGCCATCGCCGCAATCTACGCGGCCAAAGGCGAGAAGAACTCCCGACCAATCAGTAACGGGTTCGCCGAGGGTATTCGATCTGACGTACGAGAAATCCGCCAGCTGCTAATCGATCACATCAAAGACCACGATTAGAGGATTCAGGGTTCAGGGGAATGGACTCTGATACGCGCGGCACGGGTAAGGGCAGTACGCCTTTCGCTGTCTTTATCCGGCTGACACGCCGAAGAACACGCGCGATTCTTGACCTCACGCCCTTATTGCTGAACCCTAAGACTGGGAGCAGACGGACTGACTCCCAGAATCGGGAGCTACACAATGAAGCAACAAACAGCAGACTTCGTTCTGATGTGGGTAGGCATCGGCCTTTCCACGTTCTTATTCACACTGATCGGATATTCCAAGGGCTGGCGTGATGGCCACTCCGAGGGGTACGTACGCGGTCGAGCAATCTCCAAGGCACTATCTGAGGTCGCAAAATGAGCGGCTTTCTAGACGGTTACGAGGACGTGAACGCGCGGATTAAGCGCTTTCGCGCAGAATTCCCGACCGGCAGACTTGAGGCCTCAGTAGAGGACTTCGACGTCCAGCGCGGTTACATCTTGGTCAAGGCGCAGGTCTTTCGTGAATACGAAGACACCGTACCGAGTGCCATCGACTTCGCCTTCGAAATGCGTTCTGATCGTGGCGTCAATCGCGACTTCTGGGTCGAGAACTGCGTAACTTCCGCTTATGGACGCGTTATAAGCGCCCTAACGCCAAGCGAGGCGAGGCCTACTCGTCAGGACATGGAGAAGGTCGAAAGACTATCGGCTGCCGACATCGCAGCTAGAGACAATCTAGACGTCTGGAACGCGAGCGCTCAAGCTAAGGAAGCTGGACTGCCAACGCTGGGGACTGCCATCGAAAGCATCGCCGGCAACTTAGGCGGTGAGCTAGTGGAAGAAGCGCCGCAATGTAAACACGGTCATATGATCCTGAAGGAAGGGACGAGCCAGAAGAACGGCAAGGCCTATCACGGGTACGCCTGCCCGGAACGCGTTAAAGC